GATGTAGAATTTTCCGGAGAAGGTGAATTCGAGTTCGTCTTTCATTGTGTTATTTTTTTGTTTTAGTTCCTTTTTTAGCCTTAATTTTTTTAGCGTTTTTCGGTTTAGCCTTCCAAGCCTTACCTGTTTTATAGCTCTGAGTCACTTCAGTGATTCTTTGATTAGGACTCAAATATTCGCAATATTCAAACAGCCTGAATTCGCTTCTGCTTAATTGCTCCTTGTTATCCTTCCACCAATCCTGTGTGCATTTGTTGAATCCTATTGCGTTGTCCGATGAGTCCTCGACGTAGCAATCCTTTCCGTCCAAAAGAAGCACTAAAAAGAATTTCTGCGTTGGGAATTTGCTACAGAAGTCGTTAATCTTCTTCTGCACCAATACAGGGATAGGTCTCATTAGATTAGGTATATTACTCCTTGATGTCAGCGTCTGGGTCAGGAAGGTGATCCTTATCAAATGCAAAGCGATATTCGCAAATTGCGAGATGCATTTCAGTTCTGCTTCCGTTCAATGCTTGGAAGATAATGGCATCAGTGAGCTTCTGGTGCAGTTCGAGTTTTTCGCTGAGTTCCTTGTTCCGGGTGAGCGTCGTAGCGAGTTCAGTTTTGATAGCAGAAATCTCAGAGGCTACCTTGAGGTTATCGAGAGCTGCGTTGATTGATTGTTCGATGAAGTCCATGGTTAGGATTATTTTCTGATTTGGAAGTTAGGCTGACCGGATGGCTGGCTTGTTGGCTGGCTTGTTGGCTGATTGGTCGCCTGTCCTGACGTTGCTGGAGTATTAGTCTGACTTCCCTGAGGCTTGAACACCCCTGTCGAGTAAGTCTGTGTTTTATTCTGCGACCCATTGCCGTGCGATGAATTTCCATCATCATCGTGGTCGATGCTAATTCCGCAGGCTGTTTGGATGCTCTGACGTCGAATATAAGTTAATGCTCCGCCTATCTTTTGTGCATCCAGATTCGTAGCGTTAATCATCAACCGACCGAAATCGAACAAGTGCCCGCTGGTGTGCAAGAAGGCAGTCTGAACACCGATTCTGCCGTCATCGGATAGAAGGTTCTGAACGAAGGCGAGGTTGTGCCTGTGCAGCGTTGGCTTGATAGCATCAAGTAAAGCGTCCAGCGTGACGTAACGCGACTTGAACGCAGGGTTGATTTTGTTACCAACGACATTCTCCATTTCAGCCAGAGCATTGATTAGGTCAATGTGCGGAGAGTTGGATTCGTTTTTGATGGCAGTGACGGCGGTGGATTTAGTGGATTCTGTTTTTTTCATATGGAAAAGATTGGTTGGGTTATTAAGTTATTTGACCGTTCACTTAACCGCCAGAGTTTCCTTAATCTCCTCGACGCTAACTTGGCGGAGTTTGTTATTTATCATCAGGTTGTAGTAGTGCTTGTTCTGCTTAATCGTCGGCGTGAGCAATCGAGCTATAAGACCGTTATCGAGCAGAATGTATTTAGTGCTTTTAATTTTTTGATAGGTGATTTTTTTAGAGTCCATAGGTAGAAATTAGGTGAGTTAGGTTTTGGTTCAAGTTAATAAATGCTGTTGCTCAATATGTTTCTGGATGCGTTCACCAATCCATCGCATCACAGGCACAGCCATAGAATTGCCACAGGCCTTGTAGCGCGGGCCGTCGGGGCATTGCTCGGCTGGCTTGCCCTTCCAAGGGATACGCGACCAGTTATCTGGGAAGCCTTGCAGGCGCTCACACTCAACAGGTGTTAAACGACGCACGGCCATTGGTATTGCTACACAAGGAGTTTGATCTCCAGATGTTGCTTTTAATGTTGTGGTTGCTTCTGTTGATGGGTCAGCACCAGCTTTACGAATTAAATTTCCAACTTGAAATGTAATAGGTTCGCCATTCACCAAAGGAATATTACCACCACCTGTTCCAAATCGGCTAACAACGGTTGGGGCAACGTCGTGTGGACCGGTTACCCTTGAATCATTAGGATGGTTTTCATAAACTTTTGGTTCGATGCAGGCAGGTGCGCCATGCCAGCCGGCGGTGCGGAGTGGTACGTGCAAATCACCAGTAAGGGTCTGGTTGTATAGATCCACGCCCTGCACGACAGCGTGGGTTGTTCGTGTGTCCCCTAAATCAAAGTTGTTTAGCGTATTGGCCTTATTATCCTCAACCCAAGTTTCGTTATCGGTTTTAGAGCAAGCCCGTTTTGATTTACGGAATGGGATTGGCTGCGAAAGTAGCGTCTCGCTACCCCCTCCTAAGTCCCCGCCCGATGCCTCAACGCCTGCTCCAGCATCGACGGCAGGGCCTTTCCTCTTTTTGTTGCCCTCCTCAAAATCCCCTCGCAGGCCTTCTGGCTCAAATAAAATCTCGGCGGCAGTTCGCCAATTTCCAACACCCTCGATAGCGAGGAGAAACACTCTTTTTCTCCGCTGTGGGACACCGAAGAATTGAGCGTCACAAACCCGCCAAGCGAACCCATACCCGAGTTCAGCCAACGCCCCGATGAATGAACCGAAATCTCGTCCTTTGTTTGAGGACAAAACTCCGGGCACATTTTCCCAGAGAATGTATTTTGGGCGTAGTTTGTCAGCCAATCCAAGAAATGTGAGCGCAAGATTTCCTCTTGGGTCATCGAGGCCTTTTCGCAATCCTGCGACGCTGAAAGCTTGGCAAGGTGTTCCTCCGACCAAAAGGTCGATTGAACCTCTTTCGATTGGCCATTGTTTGTATTCGGTGAGGTCTCCATAGTTGGGTATTGTTGGATAATGATGTTTTAGTATTGCTGAAGGGAAAGGTTCAATTTCGGAGAAGCCGACAGGTGTCCAGCCCATATTGTGCCAAGCAACCGATGCCGCCTCCATTCCCGAGCAGACAGATAGATAGCGCATTTGTTTGTTTTGTTTTTGGTTTTCCATTTTTAGTAATTATTTAGATTTCTTCTTCCTGCGTTCTCTCGCCTTTGCGTTCCTAATGGCTTTCTTTTCGTCAGGGAATTTATGCATCGGGTGAAAAAGGTTTCTGGGTTGTTCAGCGTGCACCGCCCAATAGCACAGAATCTTCCTGAGATACGATTCAGTCGTTCCGGTTCGCTTACCGCGGTTACTGAGATTGTAGATTTTTCCCTCGATGCCGTTGCAGTTGGCACATAACACACCACGAATTCGCCCTGTCCGGTGGTCGTGATCAAGACAGGCGACAACGCTGCTGAGGTCAATTTCACAGACTGCACATTTATTCCCCTGCAGGTGAGCAGTGAGTTTTCGGCAGGCAGAGATTTCACTTTGTTTCAGCCTGATTTGCTCTGGCTGTGGAGAGTTTTCGGGATTTTCCATTGGCTTTAGAATCAGCTGAATCGCAGAGATTCTGCACACGTTGAGCATAGCCGTTAAGTCGGAAATTCGTCAATAGTGCTTTCCGCATGCCCTTGTTCCAGACTAATGCAATCAGAGCGGGAGTTGGCTTCTGTCCGTTTGCCTTGAGTCGTTCCCTGATGTGACGGATGAGCGCAAGTGCCGTTTGGTCTTGGGCAATAGGGTATTTCCATTGCTCGTAGGAATAAGCCTGCTTTCCTTCTCTGAGCAGTTGCATAGAGCCCTGAATCCAAGCACTGCGATGAATGCCGTAGCGTCCTCTGGCTTTCCCTTTATCACCTACCGCCGCGTAATCGTTTTTGATGCCAGCGGTCTCCTGCGATGCGATTGCCTCAAGGATGCGAGTGTCCTCCTCAGCGTGCACGTAGCCAGCCAGAAGCACTGAACAGATAATTGATGTGAAGCTCATTGGATTAAGGATGATTAACAATTATTATTCAATTCCCTGCACGTATTTCGGAGTCGATTTTCCGGTAAAGGTCAGGCTGGAATCCTTGAATCCGTAGCAATACGACCGACCGACCGTTGCGTCAGGATTCTGGAAAGCATCGAGCACAACTTGAACACAACCGACTGCCTCGAGTGCCGATTTAGCCTCGTGCAGAAGCATTTTGACTTTTCGGATAGCGTAATCAGGAGTCACATCCTTGTGCAGGATACGGTCGTTGATGTAGTAAATCTCGTAGTCGAGTCTGCGGAGCACAGCGATATGAGCGTTCCGTAGGTCAGGCTTGTGGTGGCTGAACAGATCGCGGAAGGCGGATGAGGTGGTGAGGGATGTTGTGGTTGTCATGGTTTTGTGAAGAGGTTAGAGGTTGGAAATTAGAAATTATTTAGATTTTTTCAGATTTTTAACCATCAGACTTACAACCTCCGAGTGATAATGAGCCAACGATGAAACAGCCTCACGTATTAAATCGCCCTGTTCCGTTGAACGCATTGCGTAGAGGTGGTTTGTTCCCTCGCGGTATTCGTCGAGAGCTGATTTTAGACGAGCCTTTGCTTTATACATTTCGTTGAGGGCGAAATCCATTTGGTTCTCAGCATCGATGACGTCTTCGTGCGTGGCGTCGCCATCGCTTTCCTTCCAGCGAGTGTTGCGTAGGTTCTCGTTGGCATCGTAAAATGCTTCTTCGAGCTTTAGGAACGTATTGCGGGCGTCGATGAGGTCAGAGCACAATTTAGCGACTTCATCAGAAACTGCGATGCGTTCTGCGGAGTTAACGTTTGAGGAGGAGGATGTTTTTTTCATAGGTAGGTTTTGTGGGTTAAGGTTATGGGTTAGAAATTATTTATTCAAAAGCATTCGTGCTTCGTAAAGTGCTTTGTTTTTTAGATTCGCACGTGCGTGCCACTTTTGATTAGCAATCACATCAGACGAGGAGGGTTCGCGTTCCATTCCAAAAACATCTCGATTGCCTGTCATTTCGAAAGCCTTTTCGCGAATTAAAATAGCACAGATTACAGGTTGATTATCGTCATCGGTTTCAACAGGTTGTTGATACGAGCCAAAAACCTTTCGAGCCAGATCAAACTCTGCTTTAATTTTTTTATCACAATCGGTTGCATTTTTTTCCCAATCGAGCAGAGAGGAAAACTCTTTTGACAAAAAAGATTTATATTCACTCACTAAACTCAGAGTGATTTTGAGTCCGTCGATTTTTAAGAAGCGGTTGTTGAGTAATTTAATTTCGGTGATATTCATAGGTAGGTTTTGATTACTCCATCAGTCAAAGTCCTTGACCGACCTGTGTCAATACCTGAGTCAGGTTTTTTGACTAAAGGGTTAAATCGGGGGTGAATTGGTGTTGGCTGTTCCTTTATTGCCGACTTCACCCTAAAGCAGACATCGCAATAGACCCCTCTGGCAAGCCATTAGAGCCGTTTTGATTGAATAGGGGTAGGTAGGATACCCCCTAACAAATACACCCCCCTCGACAGGTAACCCTATTGGGGTCTTTTGGGGGTCTTAACTGACTTCTAACTTGTCAGCGATTTTCTCAACCGTATGTCGAGTTATCCGAAGTTCCGTCTCGATCGAGGCCATACGCGTAGCGAATTCTCGTTCGCTCGACTCCAATCTGTCCAGCCGTCTCTCGAGCTGATTGACCCGATACGGAATGACCGCCCACGCAGCGACTGCACCGAGGATGCTGACTATGGACGAAAGTTGTTCGATTGAGAGATTCATTGGAAATTAGAAAGGATTAGAAACGATTAAGAAATTTTGGTCGGCACGCTGTGCTTATCAAGGAGCACCTTGCGGTAATTTTGACGCCACAGGATTTCGCTGACTTCCTTGCCGAGGCGGTCGATTTGTTTCTCGGATAAGTCTGGCAAAGATAAATGCAGTTGTTCGTGGCATAGCACTTCTAACGCTCGCTTTGCACCGAGACGAGGGTCGATTTCGATGAGTGGTTTCTTGTCGTCGTGCCAGCATTGTCCCCATGCTCGCTCT